TGCTTCTTGCTGGAAACAACTGGGGTTCCCACGATGGCCTCTCTACGTCAACGACGGCGAAAACCCCGCGGGAAGTGACACCACGCTAAGAGACTCACCCCCGGCCCGCACACCCGCGGGGAAACATCACGAGTTTTTGCAGCCCCCTTCGCACGATCCACCCGCGCCGCGCTCAAAAGTCCCTCTCTCCTACGTCTCCCAACCAGGAGTAGGTACGTGCAGGGTTGTGCGACTGGCTGACGCCGCTTCGCACTCAGTCGGTCCTCGTGTGTTGTCGCGGGGTTCGACGCGGCAGGCGGGCGCTGAGCGCTTCGAGCCGCCGAGGTCGGATGAAAGATCGGAGGTTGTTGTGCCGCTGCCGAAACACGGGACGGTTCGCCGATACAAGGCGGGATGCCGTTGCTCGCCCTGCACCGACGCGAACACGGAGGCGAATCGTCGCTATCGCGAGAACCGCCGTCGTCGGGAAGGTCGGGAGGCGCCTCGTACCTCGCGCGCGAAGGACGTACCTGCGTCCCGCGACGCACCTACGCGCAAGCCGTCCAAGCGCCCTGCACATGACCTGTCCGACGCCGAGGTAGATCGGGCGCTCGACGACATCGCCGTGCAACTCAAGGCCGGCCCGATCGAGGCGGCAGCGCGGGAGGCGCTGTCTGGCGAGGCGTCCGCGGAGGTGAGGTTGCGGCGCGAGGTCGCGTTCCGCGGCGCGCGCGCTCTCGACGACCCGGCAAACGCGCGCTTCTACGCGTCGACAACGTCGGCCCTTCTCGCGGTGCTCGACTCGCTCGCGAAACTCGCGCCGAACAGCAGTGGGGAGGCGAAGGCTATTGAGCAGCTCATGGGTGCGCTCGGCTCCGGCCGGAGTTCCCGACGCCGAGCCGCGGTGGATGACGCCCCGCAATCCGGCTCGGGAGACGATCGCTGACGAGCCGATAGCGGTCATGCGGGTCATGGGATCGGATCCGATGCCGTGGCAGCGCGACCTGTTCGAGGTGGCGTTCGAGGTCGACGCGTCCGGGTTGCTCTGGTATCGCGAGATCGTCGTCGTGATCATGCGCCAGAGCGGCAAGAGCACGATCGTGATCCCGTGGGGCGTTCACCGCATGATCGGGTGGGGCGAGCGTCAGTTCCTGCTCTACATCGCGCAGACCCGCGACAAGGCTCGCGAGAAGCTGCTCGAGGAGCACTTCTTCCACATCAACCGTTCGCCGCTGCGGCGCCTGCTCGTGCCGAACCGTTCGGGGAAGATCCTCCCCGTCATGGTCAACGGCTCGGAGCATCTGAAGTTCACGAACGGGTCGAAGTGGTCGATTGACGCGCCGACGGAGGACGCGGGCCACGGTGGGACGCTCGGGCTCACGGTCGGCGATGAGATCTTCGCGCTGCGTGACTCGCGGCTCGAGTCGGCGCTCATGCCGGCGACGGCTGCGGTCGATGACGCGCAGTCGCTGTGGATCTCCACGCCGGGCGAGAGCAAGACGAAGAGTCCGTTCCTGTGGGGGAAGGTGTCGAAGGGACGCAGCCGTGTGGAGCTTGCGCGGGCCGACCCGACGCAGCTCGACCGGTCGCGGTCGCTGTATGTGGAGTTCTCCTTCGCGGACGACGAGGATCCCTACGACCCGATGACGTGGTGGCGCCGCATGCCGGCGCTCGGGTTCACTCAGACGCTCGAGAAGATCCAGAGCTTCGCCGACTCGATGGGCGAGGCGGAGTTCCGGCGCGCCTTCGGATGCCAGTGGGGCGACGACTTCGCGTCCGATTGGAAGATCCCGCGCGAAGCGTGGGAGGCATCGCGCGACGTCGATTCGACGATCGCCGACGACCAGCTCGTCTACGTGTTCGACGTTGCGCCTGACTCGGCGTGGGCTTCGATCTCCGTCGCGGGAGTGCGCGACGACGGACGCATTCACGTCGAGGTGATCTCTGACGGGCTCGGCACGGACTGGCTCGTCGACGGAGATCCCTCCCGCGGGCTCGTCGGGATGCGTGACATTCACGCGGCCGATCCCGGCGATATCTGGTACGAGCACAAGTTCGCCGGGTTCGTCGTTCCTCGGATGCGAGACGCCGGACTCGAGCCGCAACCCATACCCGCGCAGGACATCGCGATCAGCGGGCCGGCGCTACTCGACCTTGTGTTGAACGACCAGATTCGGCAGCTCGGACAGCAGGAGCTTGAGGAGCAGATCGCGTCGGCCGCGACGAGGGTATCCGGCGACGTGTGGCGTTGGGCTCGCGGCAAGTCAATGCGGGCGATCACGGGATTAACGTCGGTCAGCCACGCCGCGCAGATCCTCACGCGCACGCTCCCGGAGCTGGCATACGACCCGCTAGCCGCGCTGCGAATCGCGAACGGGCTTACCAAGAAGGAGGCTGCATGAACGACGAACAAGCCAAGAAGCGCCGCAAGGAGCGCATCGCGAGCGGGTTCGAGCTGATCGGGATCGCGCTCGTCGTGGTGGGTATCGCCCTCTGGGCGCCGCCCGTCGCGCTGATCGTGGCGGGGCTCGGGTGCTTCGTCATCGCTCACCCGATCCCACGGTGGTGGGACCGGTGAGCGTCCTCACGCGCGAAGTCGAGCAGCGTGACATCACGGGAGCGGATGTGTGGGGGCCTGACTGGGAGGCGCCGCCGAGCACGTCGACCGCGATCCCCGCCGTCTACGGAGCCGTCCGCCTCATCGGGGACGAGTGGGCGCAGGCGCCCATCACCGTGACCGAGCCGCGAAACGGCGAGCTGGAAATGGTCGACCTGCCCCTGATCCTCGAGGATCCCGACCCGTACCTGTCCGAGTTCGAGTGGCGCTTCGCTCTCGTGGCTGCGCTCAAGCTCCGGGGCAACGCCTACGGGCTGGTCGATGACGGACGCCGCTTCTGCCGGTGGTTGCCGAACGAGTGGGTGACGGTCGACGAGTCGAACCGCATGAAGCCGGTCTATCGCGTCAATGGGCGTCCGATGGACCTCGTCAAGCAGGGCGGGAATCTCGTGCATATCCGCGAGTTCACTCAACCTGGCTCCGTGGTCGGCCTGTCACCGATCGAACACTTCGCGGCCACGTTCGAGACGAGCGCACTCGCGCGGCAGTACGGGCGCCGCTGGTTCAAGGGCTCGTCGATGCCTCCTGCGATCCTCTCCGCCAAGACGCCACGGATGGATCCGGCACTGCTCGTCGAGGCGCGCGACGACTTCGTGAAAGCCGCGAAGTCCGGGCTTCCAGTCGCGCTCCCTGGCGAGTGGGACTACACGAAGATCACCGTCACGCCCGAGGAAGCGCAGTTCCTCCTCACCATCCAGGCGACCGCGAACGAGGTTGCCGTCATCTTCGGTGTGCCGCCCGAGAAGGTGGGCGGACGTGCGGGCTCCAGCCGCTCCTACTCGAACGTCGAAATGGATCAGGAGCTGTTCGAGATCGAGACGCTGGGCGGCGTATCCGGCCGCGTCGCGTCGGGCTTGAAGCCCATCCTTCGCCCTCGTCAGCGGATCACGTTCGATCTCACGGTGCTGAAGCAGCCGGGTGCGCTCGAGCGGGCGCGGATCGACACCGAGGAGCTGCGCAACGGCACGACGTTCCTCGAGGAAGCGCGGCGCGCGAAGGGCAAGAAGCCGCCGACCGCGAAGCAGATCGCGGACTGGCAGCAGTGGTACTCGACGACCAAGAGCGCGGCCGAGTCGCTCGCGACCTCGATCGCAATCGCACAGAAGGAGGGGTAATGACCCAAGTCGTTGAACGGCGAGCGTTTCAGCACGCCGTAGAACTGAGAGCCGCGCCGGAAGGCAGCAGCGGCCCCGGCACCCTCGTGGGGTACGGGGCCGTTTTCAATTCGCAGTCCCGCGACCTCGGAGGGTGGGTCGAGGAAATCGACCCGGCCGCGTTCGGCCCGGTCGGGCCGCTCGACCTCGCCGTGCACACGCGTGTGATCGCTCGAGCGGAGCACGACTCGCGGCTGCTCCTCGGAACGACCGACGCGGGCACGCTCCGCGTCGCAGTCGACGACATCGGACTGCCCTACTCGGTGGATCTGCCCAACACGTCAGCCGGGCGCGATGCGGCCGAGCTGGCCTCGCGCGGCGACTACTCGCACTCGAGCTTCGCCTTCCGCATCCTGCCCGACGGCGTCGAGTGGCGCGAGAACGCCGACGGCATCCTCGTGCGCCGCATCCTGCGAGCCGTCCTCATCGACGTCGCACCCGTGGCCGATCCCGCCTACTGGGCGGCGACGGCCGAACTGCAACGCAGCGTCGACCTCGACGCAGTGCGAGCAGCCCTTCACCCGCAGCCGCCCGCACCGGGCGACTGGGAGAACGCCGCGACCGAACGGAGCGCGGCCCGTCTGTCCCGCAAGGAGCACACCGCCCTTGCAACTCGATCCCGCGGACGCGGGAAGAACGGAGGTCGGAAGTGACCAACATCGCAACCCGAATCAAGGAGCTTGCCGACGAGCAGCACCGCGTCTGGCACACGGAGGGCAAGCCGCTCGCCGACATCGCCCAGGAGCGAGCGCTCACGGTCGACGAGAAGGAGAAGTTCGAGAAGCTCGAGCGCGCCTACAACGACTTCGATGACCGGATCACCCTGCTCGTGCAGCAGCGTGACCTCGAGCAGCGAGCCGTCGACTTCGCGGCCGGCCTGCTCGGAAACCCCGGTGCCTTCGGTGCCGCGGCGGACGTGAAGCGGTTCGCCGACGATCTCCGCGCGGCGCTCCGCTCGTCGGGTTCCCCGCTCGAGTACTCGGCGACCCCGGAAGAGGCGCGCGCGATCAGCCGGGCCGTCCCGCTGGCCACGCCGGCATCCCTCGCAGCGGAGATCCGCGCGCTGAGCGTCGGCACGGCGGCGGCGGGCGGTAACACGGTGGGGAAGACCTTCCTCTCCCAGCTCGTCGAGCCG